CCAGTAGGACAGTTACTTGCATCTAATGGTCAATTATCTTTGTTTGATGATGATCAAGCATTTAATGATCAAAACTCTACTAGTATTATTGCAAACTACGTTAGAAAAAATATTAAATTTACATTTTATGAAATTATTCTTGATGTTGAAGGGTTTGACTATTACATTCCTATTAAAACATTATACTCAGAAGGTTTTCCACAAGCAGACGTTACAGGCGGAACCTTATCAATAGACCTTAGAGATTTCTTTTTCTTTTTAGAATCAATGCCAGCCCCAAGACTGTTGACAACTCAAGCATCTTTAAGTTATGCAATAACAACTTTGCTTGACTATATTGGTTTTAGTAATTATGTTTTTAGAAGAGTTGATGGAGAGTCTGATCCAGTTATTCCGTTTTTCTTTGTTGCGCCAGATCAAAACGTTGCTCAAGTATTAAATCAATTAGCCGTTGCTACACAAACAGCAATGTTTTTTGATGAATATAATAATTTTATTGTAATGAGCAAAGATTACTTAATGCCAACATTAGATCAAAGAGATACAGATTTCGTATTGTCTGGAGTAACAAATCAAACAGATACAGGGGTTATTCAAAACGCAACATCTGGAAACCTGCCAAACATTCTTTCTATAGCATCAAAAGATAAAAAAATTTACAATGATGGAAAGATTAATTATACAACTAGATATATTCAAAGATCCTATGGCTCAATAAAACAGTCAAGTATGATCGATCAAGATAAGTCTTGGATTTATAAGCCTTCATTGTTGTGGGAAGTATCTGGAACAGAAAACACAAAAACTATTAATGAGGTTGCATCAAATCAAAGCAACTACGTATTGGGTGCTATGCCTTTAAACTCTGATCTTACAATATTACCACCAACAGTTGTCAATCATTTAATGACAAATAACATTCTTGATCTTGGAGAAAATGTTTACTGGCTTACCAGATATCAAGGTTATTTTTATTCCAATGGAGAAATTATTAAATATGATGCTGTACAGTTTAACATAACTGGAACTGGAAATGTTTTTATTAGTAGCAATCAAGAATATCAAAGTTATTTTTCATCATTACCATTTAATGGAAAAATATATCCAACTGGTTTAGTTCGTATATATGCAACTCCTTTTTATGAAACTGTTGATGGTATAACTAGGTTGCAAAATGGAGCGGTAGTAGACCATGGTCGTGCACAGTTTGGAACAAATATTTCATCACATACAGCAGGAATAGATGCATACTGGTCTAATAATGACTATATTCGTGGAGTAGATATGCAAACACAATATTTGTTTACGACACAATTAGATAAAGACGTAACCTATCCATCTACCACAACTGGTGCTGCTGGAGTTAATAATGTGTTGGCAAGACAGACTACTCGTAATGGAGTAATCAAAAATTTTATGGCTACAAACTATTTAACAGAAACTCAAGTAAATAATTTAAAATCAACACAATCTGGAACTATTCAATCCTCTGCTTTTGTAATGAATGGACCATCTTTTAAAACTACAGAAATTCCATTAAACTTTGTTTCTTATGTTTATAAAAATTTAAATGGTGCATATAAACATTTTGGAACTAGAATTAGAGTTATAGGCAAAATAGAAAATAACACAAGCAGAACTCAAACGCCAATTGGCAGCACAACATATTATCAAACATCTGGAACGCAGCCAGATCAAACAGTAAGTATTGGTGGTGGCTCTGGAGGTCTTGCCGTATTACTTAATCCAGAAACAAACAATGGTTATTATTTTGAAATAGTTGCATTAACAGAAGACAACATTAATTCTTATCTTAAACTTGATACAAAAGGTAATGCGGAAAAATCAATTAATAATATCCTTTTTTATAAAATTAAAAAAGATTCTTCAAACAATAACGCTATTCCAATTAAACTTTGGGGAGGGCTTTCTAAGATTCTTGTTGATGATGGTCGTTTTACTGGTCAGTACAGAATGGCAGGAGAAGAGAATCCAACAGTATATGATTTATCAGTAGAGTATGAAGACATTGGCAAAATAAGAAGATTTTATTTATACATCAATAATAAATTAGTTAAGGTTGTTGATGACACAGATCCACTTCCAATTTATAACAATATGGCTTTATTTACTCGTGGTTCATCTAGGTGTATGTTTGAAAATGTTTATGCTCTATCTGAAAACTATTCTCAAAACACAGTATTTACTGTAGGAGAAACTCTTGCTTCAGCGTTATCAGAGGGTAAGATTAATGCAAACGAATCATTTAGAAAATATGCAATGAGTGGAGTTATACAAGCAACACATCTATCTGGAATTAGTGCACAAGAACCTCCAAAATATAATATGTACTTTGAAGAGTTTGGCTCTATTATGCGTGAGTGTGCTTACTTTGATGTTAAGTATGATCGTGCATACCCTGCACTTTATGCTCAACTTTCCCCAACATTTAATAGAATTAAAGGATATACCACATCTGGATTTTTAGCAGATTCATACGGAGCAGAATTTTTAATATTTAATGCTACAGATACTGCTTTAAGCCTTGATGAAACTAGTGGAAACTTTTTAAGAATTCAGGGTGTAACATTTACACAAGATACAACTCATGAATTAAGCGTTGATGAATATTTTAAAAAACGTGGAAACCTTTCTGACCCAGAGTTTCAGGGCAGTTCATTAATATTTTCACCACTTGTAGAAAAAGCAAAGTACGATGAGATTAGGCAAAGCAGAATGATATATGGAAAAAATGAATTTTCAATTGATAGTATATATATTCAAACAGATGATGATGCTCAAGCATTAATGGGTTGGATTATTAATAAAGTTATGCATCCTAAAAAATCAATTGGTGTAAATTTGTTTTCAATTCCAACAATGCAACTTGGGGATATCGTAACTGTAAACTATAAAGATTCTTCTGGACTAGACCTTGTAACACCAGATTCAAGTAGATTTGTAGTATATAATATTGAATACTCTAGAGGCAACTCTGGACCAAGCATGACTACTTATTTGGCGGAGGTGTAACATGGATCCATACGAAACGGGTGGTTATTATCAGCCACCAAAGTCATCAACAGAAAAGTATACTGTTAAACGGGGAGACACGCTTTCAAAAATTGCTAAAGATGCTGGAATAAGTTTAAATGAATTAAAACAATTAAACCCTAAGTTTGAATCAAATGCTAAATACAAGGGTGGAAATTTAATCTTTGCTGGAACAAAAGTTAATTTGCCTGGTTCTCCAGTTACTCCACCAGTAACTGGTTCTACGGATGATGATACTGGAGTTTCTTTTCCAGATCCGCCACCTCCTCCACCACCACCTGCAGAGCCTATAACGCCAAGCACAATACCTACTGTTATGTCTCCAGCAGCAGTACAACCACCACCTCCTCCAGTTAAAACAGCACCTATAGACACAGTTTTATTTGATGATGAGGGTACGCCAATTGAGGTAATGACAGACCTTATATTTGAAAATATTGGTGGACACGAATTAATAAATATTGCTCGTAATGATATTGTAAATGGTCAACAAGTGTCTTATCAACCTATAAAAAATTTATCGTCAATACAACAACAGTATAATCCAAATAATATTATTAGCCTTCAGTCTACATCAGATAAATACTTTGCAAATTTTTCTATCAAACTTGAAAATAAAATACCGCAACCTGGAACTGGACCTAATGGAGCGCATGTTTATTTAGATCAAAACACAGGAAATATGATTGTTGAGGCTATAAATCTTGAGTCTGATGAGCAAATTCAAGTAGAAATAACTACAAGTGGTACAATATATGAAGCGGAATTTGGAGAAATAACCTCTTGATAACTAACACTGGTAAGACTATTATTGGTAAGTATATGCTTGGTCAAGCCCCTGCCTATGCTTCATTTTTGGCTGTTGGCTGTGGTCCTACCCCGCTAGAAACTGGCGATGTAGCAGATAACTTTGCAACAAAAGAAAACCTTGATCTTGAAATGTTCCGTGTTCCAATCTCATCTAGAGGTTTTGTAAATGAAGGCGGTATAAATAAAATAGTTTTAACAGCAGAACTACCAACAGAAGAAAGATACGAAATATCTGAAGTAGGCTTATATTCTGCAGGCTCAAACCCATCTGCTGGCGCTTATGACAGCAAGACAGTGTTTGCATTTACTTCTGGAGAAAACTGGCAACATCATACCGCTTCTGCAGCAACAGCAATTGATACTGTTACAGCACCGTTAGATGATCCAGAAGATGATAATGTAATTGCAGTAGAAGATCCTGTTTTTCAAACAAATGCTGATAACTCAATTTTTTATAAATCTTCTCGTGCAAACAGATATGAAAGATGCAGGTTTTTAAATAATGTAATTTTAATTCAAGGAGATGATTCAGATCTTACAGTAAGCGAAGATAGCGGTCCAACTCTTGATCATTTTGTAATTGAAGAAGGATCAAACCACATTCATTTAACTGGAGCAAGCATTGACTTTACAAGAAACTCTCCAATAGATGAACTTAGGCTAGCATTTTCTTTAGTAAGTAAAAATGGAAACTCTAGTGAAATTCCAGAAACGATTAGAATTTTAGTGGACTTTGCATCAACAGATACTACTACTGGAGAGTTTGCAAGGTTTGAAGCAGAAATTAATCACGGAAGTTCTGGAAATTTAGAAAACTCTATTGCAGATTTTGAAACAAATAGATATTTTGTAATATCAAAACAACTACAAGAACTTTATACAAGTGCAAATTTTACTTGGGATGCTGTAACCGTAGTTAAAATATACGCATGCGTTATTGATAGTGGAGTGCCTTCAGAAAATTATTACATAGCATTAGATGCAATGAGACTAGAAAATGTTGCCACAGTTAACCCACTTTATGGCTTAACAGGATATTCAATTATTAAAAATGATAATGCAGAAACAATTATTAAGTCTCCTAATACTAGTAACTATGTTGAGTTTAGATTTTCTATTGGGGTAACCTAATGGCTGTTAAAAAAGCAATCGTTCCAAAAGAATCTTTGCCGCCAGTAGATTCAGAAACTGCAGGATATGTCGTAAGATATAGGATTATTTCTGAAGATAAAAACAGAACTTCTCATTGGTCTCCAACATTTGTTACAAATGCCGTTCCCACAGAAACAGTTAGTGGTGCTTTATCAATAACCTCATCTATAATTACCGCTGTTTGGGATGATGAATTAAATAGACCGCAATACGATGTATTTGTAAAATTTGATTCTGGGGCTTTTGCTTATCATGGAACAAGCCCAACTCACACATATTCATTTTTAAATACAGGAACGACGTCAGTTCGTGTAAAGATACAAATAGCATCATCAGTAAAAGAAGTAAAAGAATCGTTAGTTATCTTCGACTCTGGCGTAGAGTCTTTGGTATAATTAAATAGGAGGAATAAATGGCAAAAGTACCGTTACCAGAGCGTGGTCAACCTTTAGATGTTCCATACATCTATAAGTTAGTTGATACAGTAAATCAATTATCTACAGAGGTTTCTTCAGCAACATATAACTATACAACAGTTGATACAGTTAGTGCTGGAAAACAAAGCGTAAAGACATCTGAGGTCCGTATGATAGGTGGCTATGTAGAAGTAGCAAACAACTCTACTGTTACCGCAGCATCTGAAAAGTCTTTTTCTTATGACTTTCCTAGTGACTTTAAATATCAACCAATAGCAACAGCAACTCCAGTAAATATAGGAAATACTCCTGCTGGACAAAATGTAAGCGTTATTTTAAAAACAGTAACAACATCAAATGTAGAGGGGGTTGTTAGATTTGGTGCCTCTGGTGACTTATCTTTAGCCGTTAATTTAATAATTATTGGCATTCCAAATTAAAAATAAGGATGGGGTATGATTTTTTGTAAAAAATGTAATGGT